ACTCAAGTAGCCGCATCTAAAGCAGGTTATCTTACACCTATGGGTATTGCAACATTGATTGCAGGTGCTTTAGGAGTTGCAACAGCAATTGCTGCAACAGTAAAAGGTATTAGACAAATTGATGCACAAGATGCTACTGGTGGTGCTACACCAACTTCTAGTGCACCAGCACCAGCACCAAAAGCGGCAGGATATGCTGAGGGTGGAATGATTGGTGGAAAGAGACACGCACAAGGTGGAACATTGATTGAAGCAGAACAAGGCGAGGCCGTAATGACCAGAGGTGCAGTTACAATGTTTGGACCATTATTATCAACATTAAATCAAATGGGTGGTGGAACAGCATTTAACAAATCATCAATGGTATCAAGATTTGATAATCCTAAATCAGCGTATCCAACAGATTATATGCAACAAGCACCACAAATAATAAAATCATATGTTGTTGAGGGTGAATTAACATCAGCACAACAGAAACAAGCAAGGTTAAAAGACCTATCTACAATTTAATATATATGATAAAGAATGAAACAATATTTGAATTAAGAATTGACGATGAGGATGAATTATCTGGTATTGATAGTATCTCATTAGTTGATGACCCAGCGATTGAAGTTAATTGGGTTGCATTCAAGAAAGAAAAACAACAAGATTTTCACATCCCTGACGGTGAAGACAATAAGTACATTGAGAAATTAATGGCTATTGCACAGGATGAACAGGAACTATTTGATGAAGGTTGGGTGGTAGATAAAGTAACCATTGTTGGTGAAAATGAATTTATATCAACCAATCCTAACGGACCTTCAATAGAAGATGAAAAAGAATATAACGTACGTTACAAGTACATTTTAAATCCACGTATTACAGGTCAAAGTGCTGTAATTAATACGACCAGAGATTTTTGCAAATCGCTAATTGCTAAAAACTATGTATGGAGAGTTGAGGACATGGATAAAACTCAAAACGATTTTGGCGATAGCGCAATGGTTTGGAGAGGTGGTTTTAACTGTCGTCACGTATGGTCTAGGATTGAATATAAGAAAGATGCGACAATCGTTAATAAAGCATCTGTTAATAAAGGTAAAGTTACTATCGGTGGGTTTCCTACTGATATGGTTCCAGATACAAGAGTATTAGGTTATGACGAACCTTCAACTGTAACATCAAAAACATTGGCAAACCCATCACCATCAACGGTGAGAAACCTAGGATTGTCAAAAGAGAAGATGGAAGAAGATTGTCCAATTGCCACACAAGATGTTGAAACAAATTTAAAGAATAGACAGAGAGCAATTGATGAAGCACATTATGGTCCACTTAATCCTAATGAACCAAACGAAGAATATTGGCAAAAGAAAGCGGAAATGTTTGGTGGTGATATTGAGTCAGCAAAGAAAGCATTATGTGGAAACTGTGCGTTCTTTGTTAAGACACCAAGTATGTTACAGTGTATTGCGGATGGTATAAATGATATTAATGAATTGGATACTATACAAGTAGCAAATATAGGTTACTGTGAGGCATTTGATTTTAAATGTGCTGGAGCAAGAACCTGTGATGCTTGGGTTGTAGGTGGACCAATCGTTGATGAAGATATGGGTTATGATGTTGGGACAATAGGTGGTTATGTAGATCCAGGTGTTACTGGAAACACAATACCAAAATCTATAACTAAACCATCAATGTTTGAGAGTTATTCAGATTATCCTGATAGTGTTAAAAACAACGCTAAAGCGGTATTAAAATATGCTGAAGAGAATGGATGGGGTTCTTGTGGTACAGAGGTAGGAAAACAACGTGCTAATCAATTGGCTAAAGGTGAACCTATTTCAGAAGATACAATCCGCAGAATGTACTCTTATCTATCAAGACACGCAGTTGATTTAGATAGTTCAAAAGGATATGGTGATGGATGTGGTAAACTGATGTATGATGCTTGGGGTGGTAAATCTGCTCTAAGTTGGTCAGAGGCCAAAATAAAGACCATAGAGAAGGAGAAAATGTCAAAGCAAAGATTTGCTACAGATGATGAAAAGCGTATTGTGATAGGACCAGCAATGATACCAGATTTAAAAATATTCCGTAAAGATAGCAAGGGTAATCCATACTATGTTTATTTCAGTTCTGATACCATCAAAATGATTGCTGAGAAGTATATGCGTAACAAGTACATTGATAACAACGATGAGAACCATAATGGTAAAGCGGTGTCAGATGTATATGTGGTTGAGAGTTGGATTAAGGAAGATGTTCAGGATAAATCCAGCAAGTATGGTTATTCGGATCTACCTGTCGGAACTTGGTTTGTATCAATGAAGGTTAGAAATGATGAGGTATGGAAGAAGGTTAAAGAAGGTTATTTAAACGGCTTTAGCGTGTCTGGTTACTTTGAAGAGGTGGCATCATTCTGCATGGAAGAGATGTTCCTTAAACAAGTAGTGAAGATATTAAATAACGTAAATGATTAATTTTTTTGGAATATATATAAAAATCCATATTTAATAATAGAACGAATAATAATAAAACAAATAAAATAGATTATGTCAAATTCAAAAACCGCAATCGCTGAGATTAAAAAATTAATGAAGCAGTTTGGTTTCTTATCTGATGATGCTACTTTAAAATCTTTCAAATTGGAAGATAATACAATTCTACAAACAGCAGATTTAAAGGTTGGAGAGAAAATCTCTAAGATTAATGATGCGTTTCAACAAGTTGCATTAGAAGATGGTAAGTTCAGATTGGTTGAAAACTTTGAAATAGAGGTTGTAAACGGAGAAATTAAATCTGTAAAAGAGATTTTTGTTGACGCAAAATTGGCTGATGGTACTGTAATAAAGGTTGAAGGTGACGGTCTTATGGAAGGTGCTAAAGTTGTAGTAGTAACTGAAGATGCAGAAATTCCTGCACCAGATGGAGTACACGAACTAGAGGACGGAAGTAAGGTTGAAACCAAAGATGGTGTTATTGTTAAGGTTGAAGAAGCATTAGAAGAAGAACTTCCAAAAGAAGGTCCAGATGCTATGCCTCCAGCAATTGATGAACCAGCAACTGAAGGACCAAAAGTAGAAGTTGAGATGCTTGAGATGTTAAAAGATTTTGTAAAGAAAATGTCTGAGAAGATGGGTTCTTTAGAAAATAAAATAAAAGACGTTGAAGCACAATTCAATTCATTTAAAAAAGAACCAGGAGCAAAACCAATTGCTAATGGAAAAACTGAAAAGTTTAATAATGTTTCAAATGAAGATTTAGAGGATAAAATCTCTATGATTATGTCATTAAGAAGCACAAACAAATAATTAAAAAAAATAAAAAAATTAAAATTATGAAAATTTTATCAAGAGAACAATTCGCATATGACGTAGCAACTATCGGTGGATACGTTGACCAAGTTGGTGGTGAATTACTTTCAAAAGCACTTATCGGTGCAACAACTCCTAAGTACGTTAACGTACGTTTAGGTATTAAAGGAACACAAGCGTTGAACCTATTAAACTCAACTCCTTATTTCCAATCAGGTACTTGCGGATGGACATCATCTGGTACTACTGAGTTTACTCAAACTAACATCACAACTTGTGCTGAGAAATATAACGAAGCATTATGTTACAAAGATTTGTATGATACATACCAATCAATGTTGATGGCTCCAGGTCAAACACAAGAGACCGTACCGTTTGAGGTTCAAATATCAGAATTAAAAGTAAAACAAATTCAACAAAGAATTGAACAAAAATTATGGCAAGCGGCTCCAGCATCAGGCGACTGTTTCTCTGGTTTCACTTACTTAATTGCATCAGGTCAAACTGGTGTTGCTGTATCTGCTTCAGGTACAACTTTCTCTCCTTCTGCTGCTTACGGTACAAACGGTAACCCAATCACTGAGGTAGATAAATTAATTAACGCATTATCTGATGATGCAATGTCTCGTGAAGATTTGGTGTGTTTTATGTCATACCAATCGTTCCGACTCTATGTTCAGGCCTTAACACGTGCTAACTTCTTCGCTAACTACATTGGTGCAACTGATGTAACTGGTATGATGGAAGCAACTCATCCAAACACAAACGTAAAGGTTATCCCTACGATTGGTTTGAATGGTTCTAACCAAGTAACAATCGGACCAGCGGAGTACATGGTAGTAGGTTTTGACCTTTTATCAGATCACGAAAAATTGGTTGTATGGTACTCAAAAGATTTTGATGAGTTGAGATTACGTGCAAACTATAACTACGGTGTAACAATCGCTAAGTTTGGTTCAACTGCATACTTTGCAACAAATGGTTTAAGTTAATCTAAATCAAAAATATAAAAACCTGAGAGGTGAAAGGCCTCTCATTTTTTAAAAAAAATAAACTAAAAAATTAATATACAATAATATGAGTTGTTTTATCTCTTCAGGAGTTCAATTATCTTGTTCCGATGGAATTGGGGGAATTAAAAAGATATACGTTGTTGGTGGCGGTGGTGAAGTTACTGGTTATACATACTCAGTAGATGGGTCTATTACAGGCGCAACTTCAACTAGTGGAACTACTTTGTACGGATTTGAATTAAAACGTAATACAAGTTCACTTTCTCAAAATGTTCAAAAGTCATTTGAGAACGGAACTATATTTTTTGAACAAGTTCTTACTGCTATCTTATTCAAATATGACCAAGACAAAAGAAACCAATTGAAAATCTTATCTCAAAACGACCAAATACAAATCGTTGCTATTGACCAAAATGATGTACAATATCTTTTAGGTCAAGTTAATGGATTGTATTTGAGTGGTGGTAGCGCTGCTACAGGTACTGCATTCGGTGATCGCAATGGCTATGAACTTATCTTCACAGGGGCCGAACAAGAACCAGCAAGAGTTATTGATGGTACTTTAGCATCAGTATTTGCAGGAGCTTCAATTTCAGGTTAAATTAGTAGGTCGTTGTGACTGAATATCTATATCTAAATCCAATAAAGAGGGACAGTAATGTCCCTTTTTTGCGTTATTAAAAATCAATTTCATTTTTTTTATATTTAATAATATAGAGAACACATTATGTTATACTTACAAAAAGGACAACAAAACGAATTGGTGATGAATATCAACAATAACTCAACAACTACCTTTACTGGTTATACTTTGACATTTACACATATTATGTCAAGTGAGGTTAAGAGTTATACAGTTAGTACTTCTGACCCTTTAGAATATGCTCAAAATATTCGTTATTGTGAGATAATATTAAATCTTCAAGACCCAGGTCAGGATTTAAATTATGAGGGTGAATACAATCTAAACATTTATGGTAATGGAACAGAACTAGTTTTTACAGGTATAGCAATACTTCAAGGAACAGAAGAAGAACCATTCTTTACCACATACGTTTCACCAAACGAGAATAATGAGAATTATATATACATACAAGATTAGTTATGAGTGAAATAAAGAAAGCAGAATTTCAAAAAATTAAGTTTCAAACCGCATCGGTTCCAGTATATTCAGAAGTGCTACAACGTAGTCCTTGGGTATTTTATGGCGAAAATAACTTACTACCAAATTACTTTATACAATTATATGACAACTGTGCAATACATAAAGCTGTTGTTACATCTAAAGTAAATCAGATTATGGGTGATGGATTGGTGTCATTAAACAACCCAATGGCTACCGTTAATTTGATTAATACTCGTGAGAATGTTACAGAGGTAATGAAGAAAGCGGTATTGGACTTTATGTTATTTGGTGGGTTTGCGTTAAACGTTGTTTGGACCAAGGATAAAAAACAAGTCGCTGAAATATACCATCTTGATTTTAGTAGAATTAGAAGTGGTAAATTAAGCGATGATGATGTAATAGAACATTATTATTACTGTCCAGATTGGAAACAAATTAGAAAGTTTCCACCAGAAGAATATCCAGCATTCAATCAAGAAAAGGGTGGGTCTCAGATTTATTACTTTAAATGTTATCAACCAAATTTAACATACTATCCAATCCCTGACTGGTCTGCTGGTCAAAGAGCAATTGAGATAGATATTGAAGCAAAGAATTTCCATATGAATAACCTACGTAAAGGTATGGTTCCTTCATTATGGATCAATTATAATAACGGTATTCCAGGTGAAGAAGAACAAAGAATATTGGTTCGTGCTTTAGAAGAGCAATACGGTGGAACAGACAACGCAGGACAAGCCATTATCTCATTCAATGAGAGCAAAGAATTATCACCTGAGATTACACAAATCCCACGTAATGATAATGACAATTACTATCAATCTTTAAACGATGACATTACACGTTCAATACTATCCGCACATAGAGTTTCTAGTGCTGAGTTATTTGGCATTGCTACCGCTGGTAAATTGGGTGGAGGCAATGAGATTGTGGAGCATTCTGAATACTTCCGCAAGATGGTTATTCAACCGTATCAGAATGAAATTCTCCCAGCATTTAGCAAATTGGTTTCATTAAAATTTGATAAGCCAACAACATTTGAAGTTAAACCTTTATCATTATTCTTAACAGGTGATGTTAAAGAGAACCCAGTTGTTGATGACAAACCTGTTACACCAGTTCAAGTTGGTGAGCCAGAAGGAGAACAACAATTAATCAATGAGAATATCAAGAAATTATCTGGAAGAGAATACCAGGGTTTATTGAGAATTGTAAGAGAATATAATAAAGAAAAAATAAACCGTATGCAGGCAGCACAAATGTTAATGGCTGGTTATGGATTAACAGAAGAGCAATGCAATGCTTGGTTGGGAGAAGAAGAATTAAACTATAATTAACGATGGGTGTTTTATTAATATCAGAAACAAAACTTAAAGCATTTACCAACATCAATAAGAATGTTGATATGGATGTATTAAAAGCGGAAATTCAAATTGCACAGGATATAGATTTACAAACTATATTAGGTACAAGGTTCTATAACCATTTGTTATCACAAGTGTCTGCAACTGGTAATACATTCAATGCCGATGAAACCACATTGGTGAATGATTACATCGCACCATTTATGATACAGACAGCATACTTCAATGCTATCCCACACATTCATTATAGAACGATGAACCGCGGTATTGTGGAAGGAACAATGGAGAATGCTACATCAGTCGATCTGGCCACAATGCAGTATTTGCGTACAATCCAGAAACAACGTGCTGACTTTTATATGACACGTCTTCAAGATTATCTATTGATTGGTAGAGGTCAAAACAAGTTCCCAGAGTACACATCACAATCTACTACTGACGGTATGATACCAGATCGTAGCCAGAAGTATAATAATGGTATATTCCTTGCTCACACAACCAGAAAAGGTTATGCGAAAAGACAAGTTACTGATAATGGTATTCCAATGTATTCAGAGTTGGAACACGAAAATCCGCCGTGTGCCGATTGTTACTAGTGCCAAACT